GGCACAGTGATAGGGTTGGTCTTATTGGCAACAAAGGCAAATTGTCCTGCCTTATTACCCACCAAAGCCATCATTGTTTGCACTGTGGCAGGAATAATGCTCTTGGTATATTCAGGAAACGCTTCTTCTACCTGCTTGATGGTCTCTAAGGCATTACGCCAACTTCTTTTAGTCTCAGATATAGCTTTCTTGTTCATCTCTCCAAAATATACCTCTTGATTTTGGAGTTTGCGTATTTCAGAGGAAAAGGATTGTCCTTGTACCTTGTTGGATAGTTCTATCTGAGGACTATAAGGATTATTAACGTACTCTTTAAGCCCTACGATACGAATAGCCACGGGGGTACGCTGAAACTCATTATCTGAAAAGTTGATATATCCTCCCATTTTGAGCCGTCCGCCTACATTTGCCCAGTTCTTTTTTGCCCATATTCCGTCCAAATCACCAGTAAAGGTAAATAGGTCTGCTCTATTTTCATATAAATACTTACATGCTTCCTTCATCATCTCCCAGCTTGCTCCTGACTTGGTCGCGTTATCGCAAATATAAGCAGCAGGTAGGTGCATGTTATATACAGAATAACGATCACCCGCAGCAGGTTTAAATATATCATTAGGCATAGTGGTACCGTCTTCTTCCTTGGGGACAAGTTGAAAACGTTTTTTGGTATGGTCATACTTTGATACTTCAAACTCACGACCTGATAACATACCACTTTCAAAGTATATCACCATTTTTTCTCCCTTGATTTGGAGGTCAGAAAAGTTCAGCGCTTGAGGTATGGAGGTATCTGCAAAGTCATAGAAATGTTTGGCTTTATCAACCTCAAAAACAGCTGACACTGTACCTTTGCGACTTGGGTATATATGGGAAAGGTCAAGGCTTTGTTCGTTGATAAAGCCGTTGTTTTGCGCATTCTTGATAGCTATTGATAGTCCTTTGTCGTCTGCAACAAAGGTTACCCCTTCATATACATACTCTTGTGATTTGGGTAGTAATAATTCCTTGTTGCCATACTTTGAGCGGTCAATATTGCGGTCGCCCCCTTGTACATAAAGGCGGGTAATACGACTTTGCTCAGTAGTACGACTTACACCTGTCTTAAAACCCTTGCCTTTGCCGTATTGGAGTGGTAATGGATTATTCTTGAAATATTCTACCTTGTGGAGGTGTATCGTTTTACCTATAATCTCGTATTCTGTCTCAAAGGCTTTAGCGATCATGTCCAAGGCTTCTAAGCAGTTGTTATGGTTATAGCTGATCAATTTCTCATTGGCTTCAATCGTGGTGCCTACCTGCCAGCCGCTGTCTATCATATTAAGACAATCTACCAATATCTGAATATGGTAGCGAGGAGAGGCTGTGAAAGGAAATTTGAGGGTCTTATCATTTGGATTACGAAACTTGTAATTCTTCAAATTTGAACCCTCGCTGTCCATGGTAAGGGTATATTCAAAGTGTCTGCTGTTATGCTTCACAACTTTAGCAGGCTGATTGAGGGTATAGCGTTCTCCTTGGAACTCACACCATGCTCCAGTAGGTATATCTGTGTAAGTAGATAAGGAAAAGTATATGTTTAGGGTATGCTCCCCCATAATGGAGCGGTATCGGTAGCTCTCATCGGTAGGGAGGACATCTATATAAGTGCTGTTAAAGTGTAGTTGCATAGTTATTAGCGGTTAGTGGTTAATTTCCAAGCACAAAGATACACCATGCGTGAGACATACTCTTTATATGAGTTTGTATATTTTTTGTTCTTTTTTTGTCTTTTTTTTATACTACCACTAAGGAAATGGTAAATTCTACCCTCAAAGTATCTTTTGTGAGTATCACTTCTTTTATATTTGCTTTCTGATAGATAGCTTTAAAGGTACTACCAAAAGCATTAATGGTACGTTCTCCTCTCTGAGAAAGGTTATATAGAAGTGCTTCATACAATTTCCAAAAGCGATTAATTGGCTGTTTGATATAGCAGAGAATCTCAATGGTACGCTCCTTAAATACGTTGGGATATTCAGCATATTGTACCCCTGCAATGATGCTGCTGTTAGTGGTTAGGTGCTCTTTTACCTCGTAGCTCTTTAGCAAGTTACTTTCATTCTCTTCTAATAGGTAAATACCATACTTGGATAGGTCTATGGTATCAATAGCAAAACCTGAAGGGGGTAAAGTGTCATTAGGGGCAATATAGGTATAACCTTGCAAGGGGGTATCATTGGCAAAAGTAGCCTCATAGGTGATGTAGCCTTGTTCTTTTTTTGCTTTTCTCACTCCTACAAATCGCAATTGGAAGGATTTATTGAGCTCCTCAAAGTGAAAATTATTATAGGTTTGAGCAGATAGAAAGGTTATAAAGGCATCGTATTGGTCGCTTTTGGTGACAAATGACAAGGATATAGAGGTGGTGTCCAATTGTGGATCATCTGTATCATACTCTTTGCCGTAATATTCTGCCCAATCATTAGATGGTAGTTTTTTGAGAGCAGGAAAGCAAAGCAGATCCTTGTAATTACCTTCTAAAAGGTAGGTATGATAAGTAGTTTGTATGTCAATAGTGTTAATTTTCATTTCTTTATTGCTTTTTTATTTTCCTCAATAAAATAAGGCTTTGTTTTCCAATTCTTGAACCTATCTTTGTTATCAGTTACCCACTGCTTATAATTACTTGGCACATCCTCTACGTAATTAGTTGAGCTTTCAGGAGGCAGGGTTTCATCGGCTTTGAGTTCTTTGATAAGCTCTTCGTCAGTCTTAAGAATAGTAATAATATGACACTTACAGCCTACATGCCAGCCGTGGAAACGAAAAGATTTAGGATATTTGCCTTTCAGTTCATCACATACATCATACACTTTGTGCTGTGGAGATAGGCGTACTTCAAATCCTACTACATCAGGGTTTTGCTGTATCCGTAACCAATCAGCGGACTTATAGGCTACATTAATTTCGTTACTTGCGAGGCGCAAAGCATTTTTATAGGCATTTCGGTACACCCCTTGCCCAGGGTGATAGTTTTGGGCGTTTTTGCTTAGTACAAGGTTGCCATATTTGTCCCTTACCCTGCGAAATAGAGCAGTGGGGTTATTCAAAAGGTTGCGTACCTCACGGCTTAGCTGGACAGCGCTTTTACCTTCCTCCAAGGAAACGGATAAAGCAAGCTCTATCTCACTTTGTGCTTTTTTAGCGATGTCCCATACACGATTGGAGACCGTAAAATCCTTTATCTTACGTTTCTTAAAGGTCTCAAGGGCTTCTAAGTTCTGATACTTGGTTAGTCCTTCCCTTAGTAGCTTATCCTGCTTGAGGTTGGCAAACGCCCATTCTCGGGTAATACCTTGCTTTATGATTTGGTCTAATTGGTTGCTGAAACGAGCTAATTCCTTATCAAAGGCTTTCCCTTTCTTGGTAGCCGCAAAGGCAAATAGGGTGCTTGTTACAAGCTCTTGAAAATCTGTTTTGAGAGCCAAGGACACTGAAAAACCTACCCACTGATAGAATAATCGTTCTATCTGTTGTAGGTAGTCTATTAGGTGCTTTCTATGTTGCTCGTCGTAGTTCATTAGATACTTGCTTCATTGAGGCTGCTGTTTTCCTCGTCTTTGATTTGCTGTAATTGGGCTTCAGGGTCTGTAATACCAAAGCGTTGCATGGCTTCTCGTTGAGAGAGTAACGGTTTTCCTCCGTTGGCTTCGATAAGGGTACGTATCATTTCGGTATCGTCGTCAATATCAAATGGGGTGATGATAGGGGTGATGTCTATGGTTTTGAGGTCTTTTTCAAAGGGAATATACATCTTAGAGAGGAAAGCCAAAATGATATTGATACGCCTTTGTAGGGCGGGAATAAATATAGCTTCATTATCTTTTACCTTGAGGTGAGCAGGTAGCCATGCGAGTTTGCGTCCTACTCCTGAGAGCATATTCCCTTTACCTGCGTAGAACTCATCGGAAAGGTCGGGGGTGTGGGTTAACTCGTGTATATCACGGCGGTTCATTGTCATTTCTTTGTCGAAATTTTCATTGGCATTGGGTGGTACTACGAATTGCACATTACCTCCGTCTTTGACCTCGAATACTTTACCGCCAGTGTTATTGGTAGCTGTTTTGCCTTCGACACGCCCTGCTATCATTAGGATAGGTTCGCCGAATTTTTTATTACTTTCAGAAAAATTACTGCGCTGTTCTTCGGCTATTTCAATGAGGTGCTGCACATCTTCCCATTCGGGTTTTTCTTGCTGATATAATACTACTGGTATTTTGCCGATGACGTTGGGTTTTACTTCGGTAGTAGTTTGTCCGTTTTCAGTAGTGAAAGTATATACTTTCTCATTGGTAAATGCTTGTAAAATAGTTTTTTTATTATCCTTGGTAGTGCTTTCAATAGCAAAAGAGATAAGGTTGTCATTATCGTCAAAGCGTGGATATAGCTTGTACTTTTCAGGTGATAGGATTTTGTGTCGCAAAAGGAATTTAGAAGGCACGCCGTATTTCTCGTTTTGCTTTTCTTCGGTATACCACAATTCCGCTACTTGAGTGTAACACTTTACCTCTGTACATATTTTGCTGTCTGAAAAACTCATTTTGTTGGCTTTGATTACCTCTTGAAAAGCAGTAAAGAGCGGACTATCCTCTGCGGTATATTTGTAAGGGATAGCTGTTTGAAACATAGTAGCGATTCTAACGATACGCTTTTGGTAGGGTAGGGCTACACGATTAAGGGAACGAATACGTTTTTCAAATCTTGGTTTGTTCTGACTATCTAAAAGAGGATTACCTACTTCATCGGTGAGTGGTATCATTATTTCAGGGTCAGGGTAACGGTGTTTGTTGGTGAGTATCTCGTGTTTCTTAACATCGTATTGTCGTTGATATTGCGAAATATCTATTGGTGTTATTCCTTGTTTGAAATATTCTTGTGTTATGGTTTGTTCGTTCATAGTATAAGTTATTATGAATATAATTGCATGCAGGTGCTACCTGCTAAATCATTGAGGCGAGTTGATATAGGTTGTTATTGGTACCACTTAGTAGCTTCATTGTAATGTAACGAATAGCATCTATAGCGTGATTATGGTTATCTATGGGTATGCCTGCTTTCTTGTCGTTCCAAGCGTAATTTTTTAACTCCTTCATCACGTTGAAACTCTCAGGGGTTACCACTAACTTATAATTGAGCATGGTGGTTATACCTGCTGATACGCTGCCTGCTCCTTTTTCGCAAGGTTCAATATTTAGCCCCTTATCTCTTAGGTCTGCAATCAGACGAGGCTCGGCACTATCAGCGACGATAAGGTCGTCAGGGTGGTCTATCAAAGTGCTATTGAGCTGATAAAGTCCGTCAGAGGATAATTGCTTGTTGTTATAGTACTTTTCATCAATGTAAATGATTTTGCTACGATTATCCACCGCTACTTTGATGAGTGTATCAGGGTCAATAGAAAAGCCGTAATCTTGTCCGTACCCATAAGGTAGTGATGTATCAAAATAGCCAATCTCCCAATCTGTAAATATTACCCCTTCTGATACATCAGCCCATCGTCCTATTATTTTTTGAGCATATTTGGTTTTGTTGAACAAAGATTGAGAAAAATTGCCTTGTTCATCGGTAGCTTGTGCGAGGCTTTGGGCTTTTATCTCCTCAATCTGCTTAAAAAACTGCTCATTGAGGTTTTCTATGTTATCAAAGTAGGTTGTATGAATATGCAATACGTCTGGGTGGGTGGATATTTGCACTTCTACTCCGTCAATCTTTACCACCTTGTGTGTTTTTTCAATGTACTTCTTATAAATGAAATGCTCGGCATT